GAGGCGGCACGCTGTCTACTGTTTGGGCCGCCCTCGCAGGAAGCTCTTCAACTTGTCCGCAACGCTTTCACGATTTTGCGGGGACGCCGGGGCTTGCCCCTGGCCTTGGCCCTGCCCTCGCCCTGTCCAATCGAGCCGAGCATCGAGAGCGAGCATGATTTGCGGGATGGGGGTGTGCCACGCGGTGCCGGGCGGCCAGCCAAGCCAGCCGGTGGCCACGCCGAACAGATAGTCGACGTAGCTGCCGTTCTTCACTGCGCTGTGCTGACCGCCTCGTCCTTTCCCCGGGCGGCCACGCTCGGTGGCACCGGGTTGAGCAGGACGGTGATGAACTCGGTCAGCTTGCCGGACACCTGGGCCACGCCGGTGTGAAACACTTCACCAGCGATGACTGGGTGCTGATCCGGCTTCAGGTCAGCGCCAGCGACAACAACGTCGGCACAGGCGGCGATGCTCATGAGGCGCATGGCCTCCAGCGCGCCGCGCAGCCCGCCGAAGCGGGCCTCGATGCGCAGCGCTGCATCCAGCGTCGGCTTGAGGGTGTAGCTGCGACCACCGATCACCAGCGTGACGGTGCCGTGCAAGGCTTCGCTCATTGGGTTTCTCGCAGGAGAGGATGGGGCTTACGCCCCATCGATCACCGGACAGCCGGGCCGGCTGGGATTTCGATGATGTCGGTGTTGATTGCCAGGGTTACGTTGCGGCGGACGACGTTGTCGGCCGCACCCGGGGCCACGGTGTTGTTCATCACCTTGACGCCGTAATAGAACGTGGTCGGCAAGATCGCAGGGGTTGCGCCTGGGTCGCCATCGTTGAGCGTGACCTTGATGTTGTAATTGCCCTTGGTGCGGTCTTTGTGAGCGACACCCACGGCCTTCTGGCCGGCATCGCCATTGTCCAGGCCAACGGTCATGGTCATGTTGCCCGCATCAGCGGTGCCCTTGTACTTGCGCACCCGGGCATTGGCCAGGGAAGTGAAGTTCACCGGGTTGAACGTGTCGCCGAATTCGCCCAGATCTTCGATCTCGCCAACGTCCACATAGGTGTCAGCTTCGTATTCAGTGAGGGTGCTCGCGCCGGTCTTGCCGCCAATGGAAAGGCGGCAGCCGGCGGCTGTGTTGAGGTTGTCTTCGGCCATGGGGGTTCCTCCAAAGGCACATTGGATAAAAGCCGCGGCGCGGCCGGTGGGTGATTCAGTGGGTGGTGATCACGCGGACGGTGATCGAACCCTGGTACGTGATGCCATCGGCGTCACGCTGAGCGTCCGCCTGCTCGACACGCACGGAGACAGCGCGACCAACCTCCAGCGGCAGCCGTCGCTCGTCCAGGGCGGCGATAACCTCGCCGTTGATGCGCTTGACCTCAGCCTGTCCGACGGCATCGGACCAGACGGACAAGTACAGCAGGCGCGTTTCACGCTTGCGGCCGGAGATCGGAGTGCTATTGACCGATATCTCACGGTCGATGGACACGTACGGCATATCCGCGTTGATCGGCGCCCCGTCGTAGACCGGGCAACTGACCTCAGCCTGAAGCCTGGCGAAGATGGCCTCCTGCAGGGCCAGCGATGGATCAGCCATTTCCTACTCCCTGGCTCGCCTTGCGCAGGGTGCGGCGCACGGCGGCTTCGATATCAGCCAGGACGTATTCGCGGTTCACCTGCATGGATGGACGTAACCACGGATGCGCCGGCCTGGCCGGGATGTCCGGGTGTTTGCCGAAAAAGTTTTCCCCGTCGCTCTTGTTGGTGTCGCGCCGGTTGCGACTGCCCGCCCCTGTGCCGCCGGTGTAACCCTTGGTCCCGTACTCGATGAAGCGCAGGTAGAAGAACCGCCGGTTATCGCGCTTGCCGCGTATGCCGATCTGCGCGTCCAGGCCACTCGGCGAAACGTAGACCTTGAGCGCAGCGGCGGCAGCACCGGTGTCCTTCGGAATCAGCTGACGCTGCGTATCCAAGATGCGGTTGGCAGCCTTGAGCATCGCCGGCTGCAGCTCGTTGTCCATCGTCTTGTGGATATTGCGTAGCGTCCGGCGCAGCCGGATATCGCCACGGATGCTCGACCGACGCGGCATAGCCTACTCCTTGCCAGGGTCGGCCTTCGCGGGCTTGGCAGCCAGCTCGGTAACGGCTTCGGCGTAACCCCGGGCAATGAGGCCTTCGCCGTGCTCCTTGGTTACCTCGAACTCCTCGCCCTTTTCACGCTCACCAGATGCGCCCGTCAGCGGGCCCAGTGCTCGAATCTTCATAGTTCACCTCATGGGTTGGGGACTGATGAGCACAAGAGCCTCATCAGGGTGT